TCTTCTACTTTACCTGCGAGATCTATCGGATGCCAGCACCTATGCTCTGCACCGGCATAAATGCCTCCGTGAATATCAACTTCAACACCAATTCCATAATCAACAGAGGCAGGATGGCCGGTCATAGAGTTAAACTTGTCAATCCTGGTTTCGATGTTTATCCATGGTCGAAGGCACCACACTTCCTGGCCAACCGTCACACCTGCTATGCCTCTTGCTATTCCGGTGTCTGGTGCTGCTATTTTATTTCCATCAAGCAGGGAGAAGTAAACCTCGCCATCAACCGCAAAAGCCGGAGTTGCTAAAAGTATGACAATTACAAACGACTTAACTAACTTAATTAATAGCATAAGATATAGTCCCGAAAGAAGTTCCTGTAAGAGTGATAGGTGCGCCAGCCCAGTTTCGATAGGAAAACTGTAAATTTCCACCAGGAATTACAATTACTTTGTAGATTGCACTACCGTCAAAGTAATAAACAGTACCAAACAGAGTATTAGGCCGTAGTGCCACAGGAATTATCGTCGCTGTGTAGGCCATACTTAAAGACGAATGAGCTAAATTCCCCCAAGAAATCGTTACTACTTTCCCAACTTGCGCCCATTTAACCGTACCAGAAATCATGTTATTACCCGAATTGTTTGTATAACCGGTGGTGCCGAGGGCATCTGCCGCATTACCTGTAAGGTTGCCTACAAAATTTCCTCCAGACATAATCAACTTTGAAGCTTCAACCCAGCACTCGCCCCCGAACAGGCTTCCACTAGGATTTCTTGCCCCTATCCTTACATCAAGGTCTGTATTTCCACCTGTTGCATGGAAATCAAGGTATTGCCCAATTTCAGTATACTCGCCAGCATCAAAAGAAGTAAGTGTGGTTGCAGTCGCAGCGTTACCGACTAGATCAGCAGTTACTACACCATCCTTAATAAGCGTACCATCTATAGTCACACCAGCAGTGGGAGTCCTCTCAGAGATAGTATCTGACACGAGAGCTGTAGTTGCTGTAATGGTAGCGAGAGATAGCGTATCAGAATCAATAGCTGTTGCAACATCGTTTATTGTAGATAAATTAGCAACTACAGAAGCAAGGTTGGCCTTGACAGGATTAGTAGCCACAGTGGTCACATTTGCTGAGTTACCTGCAACAGTGGTCACATTACCAGCTATACCAGCTACTGTAGTTATATTAGCTGGAAGTGGTGCCGTACTAACTATAGCTATATTAGCTGGAAGTGGTGCCGTAACTGCTGTAGTAATGTCAGATGAGATACCTGCTACAGTATTAATATTAGACTTAAAGGGTTCTGTAGTTACTATAGCAAGATCAGTATCAATAGCATCAAAGGCTGCTTCAGTAGCACTAACGATATTATTAATATCATCAGCTAAAGCAACTTCTCCTGCTACTACTGTAAGTTCAGTTGTATCAAAATATGTAGACATATATTATACCTGCGTTGATTGAAGTGAATAATCTATGGTAATATTATGTATGTTGTGTATATCTCTATACTTTGAAGCACTCCGAAAAGAGACAGACATATTAGTCCCATACCCAGTAAAGTAATAAGTATTATTAGCTATAGCACCATCGGACCAAACGAAGGAGTCCCATAGATCCTCATCCCAAACACCAGGAGCACCTGAGATAACAGCATTTAAAGAGTTAGTAGATGGCATGTTAGACTCTGAGTAGTTATATTTACTCTTTATATTAATAGTAAATCTGCTATTTGAGGACGCTTCAAACTTCATACGATGGAAGAACTTCCAAGTCCTAGGAGATCTATATCCATAATATGAGGTAGTAAGAAAAGATACAATCTCTTGACCATCAAAGGAGGTACCAGAGAACATTTTCATTACATACCCAGTAGAGTCTCCAAAGTAATAAGCATGATTCCCATCAGTTGTCCTGGACTCTGTTACACAAGTAATCTTATGCTTATATGCTACCTTAGTTATACCCTTAATTCTAGTACCTTTAAAGGTTATAACAAGACCATTAGTAGTATTGGCAGAATCAGTATAGAATAAATAGTATCTACCAGAGGCCACATCTGCTACAGAGAAAGAGATATTTTCTTGGTGTAATGCAAAAGTCTTCTGAACTTTCTTACTAACCGATTTAGCTCCGAAGTCTCCATAAGCCTGAGTAGTGGCCAGAGAGAGAATACCTTGAGCATCAGCAAAGTAAACAGTTCCTAGAATATTCTTAGCTGTATTAGGTTTAGATCCTATAGTATTGGAGAATGTATCAAGTCTAAATGCAAAATATTCATAAGCTGGATCAGTTTCATAATAAAGAAACTTAGTAGTATCTTTAGTGAAGATAGCAAATGTACCTTGAGGGGTCTCAATTATGTCTGTTACATCCCCACCTACAAAAATCTCTCCAGCGGTATTAGCACCTAAGAAGTCTAAAGGATCTCCAACACTAGAGAAGAAAATATGCCCATCATCATAGATAAGAAAGAGTCTATTCTTCCATATACCAAGATTCTTGGGTGCAGTAGATGGGAGATTAGTACAATTAGTAGATGTGTTATCATAGAAGGTTACTGTAGTTCCATTATAAACATAGAAGCCAGAGGTAACTCCATCAACCCAAACCATAACTTCAGCATTAGAAAACTGGGAAGAGAATCTACCATTTATCGCTTTAACTGTAGCATCCGGGTTCATAGGATCTGCTGAGGTATCTACTATAGTCCATCCCGTACCAGTAGCTTTATACATAAAAGTTTGTATTGTTACTACTTCAGCATCGTTCCTCCAAGCATAGATAGAGTCTTTATACTCATGTACTCCACTTACTGGACCTGAACAAGCTGCTCCACCTACTGTTCCAATCGCTGTTCTACGAGCTTCCCTTGTAATATCGTGTTCACCAGCTAGACCAAGATACTCCCATTCAATACTATCTCCAGGAGTATTACTATCAGGAGCGTTAAGGGTAGAACTCACATGATTAGTAAGAGCTTCAAAGATATAATCATTATAGGTTACATAGTCTCCTATTACATAAGATACTGAAGCAGCACTCCAAGCAGTAGGATCTACATCTAGGTCAATCGTACTCGCAAGAGTAGTACCATCATACCGTTCATACCCTCTAACTGATTGATATCCTGAGTAGATATCTTCTTGATCTACGTAGTTGCTACATACTATCAGTTCACCTGGATTTAGCTCAACATTGGATACTTGTTCATTCAGCCCACCTGTGAGAACAATAGCCATGGATTGCTCTCTATCTAGTTGTATTCTAGGGGATGATATAGCCATTTAAACAGCCCGCCTTAGTTTAATATGCTTACTTGGATTTTGGGATCTTAATAGTTTACCAAACATCGTATTAGCCTTTTGAGTGTAAATCTGATATAGGCCAGTATTACCTAAGAAAGCAGCGAAGTCTGCTACAGAACGATAAACAATCAAGTTGTGAAACTCATAGGGAAGAAGAGGTATGTCATTATTACCAGAGAGAGTCTCAGGAGTCTTCCAATACTTAGCCACTATAGAATAATTATTATCAAGTGGATTGAAATAAAGGATATTAGTTGAAGGATCAACTGCTACTACTGAAGGAGCACCTGCTGTAGTAGTTGAGATTTTATCTTGAATGTATTGATCATAAGAGATTACTTGTAGTGGTTTAGAATCATATAAGATATTGAAAAAATCCCACTTAGCCACTGCATCTGCCGGGTCATAGGTTGAGGTTACAGTTGTTAGTGGAATAGTTACTTGTGTTTTGAGGAAATGCCATTCATCACGGTAGTTCTGTATATCTTCATAAGCAGTTTGAACATGAGCCAATAAGATAGCTTGGTATCCTGTAAGAGTTGTTAAAGAGATGATACTCCCCTGGATACCAGCAAGTTTATTAGCTTTTTGAGTAATAGCGAGGAGGTTCACTTTTCACCTATTTCTTAAATGTTTTTGGTCTTCCTGGCTTCTTAACAACTTTTAGTTTAGGGACTTCTTTATCCAAGGTCTCCAACTCAATTATAGCTTCGGGTTCGACAAGGATATCTTCAGTAGGTCTTGCAAGCTCAAATTCTCCCTTACAAGAAATATAGTGACTCAGACGTATCCACATCTCACATCCTATGTGATTTTTCACATAGATGATATCTTCGTTATCTACATTCTTTTTTATAAACATAAAACTCCAAGAGTGCCCCGCTTTAGAATCCTAAAAGAGAGACTCTAGGGAGCGGGGCACTATTTAGATTAGATTAGCTTAAACTTCAGCAGTACCATTACAAATAACAGTAACCAAAGCCTCAGGCTTCACAACCTGCCTACCGAAGACCCAAAGAGTACGCATGTACTCACCGAAGGAAGCCTCAATAGGAAGACGATCAGACTTAGACATCTGAAGAGCAAATGAGCATGCAGCTTTAGTACCAGCAATTACCCAGTCGGAATGAGTGGCAATAGTACCAGCAGCAAGATTATTATT